ATCATCACGCCCGCAAAAAACGCGGGCGTAAAAAAGCCCCGCCGGGGCGGGGCTTGGTGCTGCGAGAGAGTTTACTTCCAGTCGTGAGCTTTGACCCATGCTAGAAGCATTGCAATGCGTCCGGGTTCAGACTGGATGACCTTGATCGCCTGAGTAAAATCGTCAAGCGGCGCCGACTTTGCCAGTTGAACAGTCAGCGTGCGGGTTTTCTTGTCGACCTTGATTGCGCCTTTTGTGACTGCGCGAGTTACCTTAGCCTTACGTCCAGAGTTACCGCGCCCCGTGCGCTCATCCTGCGGTATCGGAGCAAGTCCGCCATCCTCTGGTGCCAAGTGTGCCCGTGGATGCCACGAAGCGCCCCAATGAAGCGCGCGCTTCAGGCCGGACCGATACGCATTCGCTGTTGACAATGAAAGGATATCGGTATCAACGCATGCCCCGAAAATCTCAACACCGATTACCTTTGCAATATCGGCATTGTCCAGCCCTTCGACGCGCGCCACGTCAATAGTGAAGTTAACTTGTTGCGCGCGCTGTGAAGCGGCTTCGCGTGCCGTGGCAGCGATTGCGTCAGCCGTGGCGGCAAAAACTTCGAGGGTTGAAACGATTGCGTCTGATAGGGTTTTGCTAACTTCCATGATGTTTTCCTTTGTGGTTGCGACCAACGGAATTGCTGGCCACGGGTTGAACTATACGCTCAAAGCTTTACACTGTCAAGTTTTAACAGTTAAAACAGCCCAGCCGCGACCCCACCGGCAGCCCACCCACCGCTTTCTGGACTTGGGGACCCGACTACCTTTACGCTGAGTGCAAAATTCCCTCACACCTGCGCCCCATTTCGCTTCACTAAGTTACCCCCAAACCCACCCCCTTTTTAATAAACAAGCCCCTCAAAAATTTTTACTATATTTAGCCCCATATCACTTAACTTAGTTAACTACACTTGTCAACCCATTGCAAAACGCCATACACTACGGAACCGCTTTAGGAGCGTGCTATGCAGTATGTTGATATTGATACGGATGTGCCGTTTGCGGATTACCCGCCGACGTTTGAAGATTTGCAATCGCGTATTAACGCAGCCTTTAACAGTGTTGCGGAGACTATCCCTGACATAGAGGTCACGGATCAAGACGCGATAAACGCCCGTGGCGTGGTATCAGGCACGATTAAGCCCACATCAGTGGTGCTGTCCTCCCCAGGGACAGTTGTGCAGATAAAAGCAATCCTTGATGAATACGACAAGGTCGTTGTGCAGTCAGCTGCACAGATCCGCACATACGTCACGAATAAGCTTATCCTTGATTCGACAAACCCCGACCCGCGTGTGCGGCTTAAGTGCTATGAGATGCTCGGAAAAATTTCCGACGTTGGGCTGTTCACCGATAAGACCGAAGTTACTATGCGTCACAGGCCCACGGAGGAGTTGGAGCAGCTACTGCGAGAACGGTTGAGTAAGACTTTAGAAGCTGAAGAAACTAAACGGCTGCCATCAATCGATGAGGTCTTAAACGAAACCAACGCTTCTGCAACCCCAGACGAAGAAATACCCGCCTCTGATGGTCGCTAAGCTTAGTAAAGCGGATATTCAGCGCCTGCTATCAGGCGTTTCCGCTATGTCCTATGAGGACATGATAGCGACGTTAGATCTTTTAGATGAAATTGAAAAGCGAAAGCGCACGACGCTCGCCCAACAAGACTTTTTAGCATTCATCGGAGTTATTGACCCCACCTATAAGTTTGGGATGCACTTAAAAAGGCTGGGCGGACTGCTGATGCAGATCGAAATGGGGCAAAAAGACCGTATTGCGGTGTCTATGGCACCTCGGTTTGGCAAGTCCCAGATGATTTCTATCTACTACCCTGCGTGGTATTTGGGTAAACACCCTGATCACAAGATGATTTTGGCCTCCCACACGTCCGATTTGGCAGTGGATATGGCTCGGAAGGTGCGAAACCTCATGCAAACTGAGGTGTATCAGGAGCTTTTTCCGGGGGTTAAGATCGCAAGTGACGCTAAGGCTGCCGGAAAGTGGAATACGACGAAGGGTGGGGAAGTTTTTGCCACGGGTGTGGGAGGTGCATTGGCTGGTCGAGGGGCTCATTTAGCGGTTGTAGACGATCCGTTGTCCGAGCAGGACATAAAAAGCGGAAACACGGCTTCTTTGGATGTTGTTTATGAGTGGTTTCGTACGGGTTTACGCACACGTCTGATGCCTGGGGGTCGGATTGCCATTTTGCACACGCGTTGGCATCAGCGAGATCTTATTGGACGGCTAACTAAGGATGCGTTACTCAATCCAGAGGCTGATCAGTACGAAATTTTTGAGTTCCCAGCCATTTTAGAGGTCCCCAACCCTGCTGCAGACCCCGATGACCCGTCGTATGACCCAGAAGCACCCCAAGTCATAGAAAAATCGCTGTGGCCAGAGCAGTGGCCGCTAGAAACGCTGCTGCGAACCAAGGCTTCGATGCCTGCATGGCAGTGGAGTGCACAGTATCAGCAGACGCCGACGGCACAAGAGTCGGCCATTATCAAGAAAGACGCAATTAAGTGGTGGACCAAAGAAGATCCACCTTCGGTGGACTATACCGTGCAGTCATGGGATACGGCTATGACCACAAAAGAGCGTTCGGACTACTCGGTATGCCATACATGGGGGGTTTGGACCACAGAAGATGGCATTGATAACGCCATTTTATTAAACCGAGTTAAAGGTAAGTACGAATTTCCTGAGCTTAAGAAGACAGCCCTGCAGCAGTACAAAGATTGGACGCCCGATACGCTCATTGTGGAGACTAAAGCGTCGGGGCAACCCCTGGTGGATGAATTGAGAAGGTCGGGGATTTACGTACAGGACTTCAGTCCGGGTAAGGGGCAGGATAAGATTGCACGTGTTAATGCAATAAGCGATATGTTCTCAAGCGGGCAGGTTTGGTTCCCAGAGACGTGGTGGGCCTCTGAGGTTGTTGAGGAACTAATAGCCTTCCCGAACAGCGAGCATGACGATGATGTGGATGCTTGTACGCTTGCCCTGATGCGCATTCGTAAGGGTGGGCTGCTCAAACTGAACACGGACTACGAAGAACCTGAGACGCCCTCACGACGCGCACGTGGTGGTTATTACTAAGGAAAGATCATGGCAACCAGCTTGATGGATAAAGGTTTGTATGCTGCACCAACAGGGATTGATTTCATGGAGGATCAGCCTGCGTTAGAGATTGAAATCCAAAACCCCGAGATGGTCACTCTTGCAGATGGCAGTGTAGAGATCACACTGGTGCCGGAAGAAGCCGAGAGTGAAGGTGCGTTTGATGAAAATCTAGCAGAAGTGCTCGACGAAGGTGAGCTAAATAACTTGGCTAGCGAGCTAGTGGGTCTTGTTGATGCAGATATCAACGCTCGTAAAGACTGGGCAGATACGTACGTTAAGGGTTTAGAGGTCTTAGGTTTTAAGTACGAAGATCGTACTGAACCGTGGGATGACGCTTGTGGTGTGTATTCCACGTTGCTTGCTGAAGCAGCCATTCGGTTCCAAGCCGAGACTATGGCAGAGACTTTCCCTGCACAGGGGCCGGTGAAGACAAAGATTCTTGGTCGTGTGACCAAAGAAAAAGAAGAAGCCGCCATGCGGGTCAAGGCGGATATGAACTACCAGCTCACGGAGCGTATGGTGGAGTACCGCAGTGAGCATGAAAGAATGCTTTACAGCCTTGGCCTTGCGGGCTCTGCATTTAAGAAAGTGTATGTTGATCCACGGCTTGGGCGTCAAGTATCTATTTACATTCCCGCCGAGGATGTCATCGTGCCCTATGGCACGTCTCATTTAGAGATGGCTGAGCGCGTGACGCACATCATGCGTAAGACCAAGAATGAGCTTGAGCATCTGCAGGCTGCTGGGTTTTATCGTGAGGTTGAGCTAGGCGAGCCTGTGCAGTTTTACACGGATATTGAGAAGAAAAAAGCCGAAGAGGGTGGGTTCACCTTAACTTCAGATGATCGCTATGCCCTCTATGAGATCCATGCCGAGCTGAAGCTCAATGGTGTAGATGACGAAGACGATCTGGCTAAGCCTTACGTTGTGACCATTGACAAGGGTACAAACACCGTCTTAGCCATTCGGCGGAACTATGACCCCACAGATGCACTGAAGCGGCCACGTCAGCACTTTGTGCATTATGGCTATGTGCCGGGGTTCGGGTTCTACTGTCTGGGTTTGATTCACATTATCGGTGGTTATGCCCGTGCAGGTACGAGCATCATCAGACAGCTGGTTGATGCGGGCACACTGAGTAACCTTCCAGGCGGACTGAAGTCCCGTGGGCTGCGTATTAAGGGCGATGACACACCTATTGCGCCGGGTGAGTTTAGAGATGTGGACGTGCCGAGTGGGACGGTACGGGACAACATCATGACGCTTCCTTATAAGGAGCCGTCACAAGTCTTAGCTCAACTGCTTGAGCGGATTACGCAAGAAGGCAGAAGGCTGGGTGCAATCAGCGACATGAACATCTCCGACATGAGCGCTCAGGCTCCTGTAGGCACCACCCTTGCACTGCTCGAACGTGCACTTAAACCAATGACGGCTGTGCAGGCTCGTGTGCACTTTGCGATGAAGCAGGAGTTCAAACTCCTTAAAGAAATTATTGCCGAGTATGCAGATGAGCCGTATGACTACATCCCTGAAGGTGTAGACCGTCGTGCACGTAGTGAAGACTACGCGATGGTGGAAGTGATTCCTGTCAGCGACCCCAACAGCAGCACGATGGCGCAGCGGGTTGTGCAGTATCAGGCGGTGTTCCAGATGGCGCAAAACGCGCCACAGATCTATGACTTGCCCTATCTGCACCGGCAGATGATTGAGACGTTGGGCATTCGTAACGCTGACAAGTTAGTGCCAACAGCTGAAGATGCGAAGCCGCGTGATCCTGTGTCCGAGAACATGGGTGCATTGGTTGGCAAACCTCTCAAAGCGTTTATTTATCAGGACCACGATGCGCACTTAACCGCGCACCAAGCGTTTATGCAGGACCCGATGATTGGGCAGGCAATTGGGCAGAACCCGATGGCAAACCAGATTATGGCGTCCCTGCAAGCGCATATCGCCGAGCACCTTGGGTTCAAGTACCGCAGTATGGTGGAGGAGCGGCTTGGCGTATCCCTGCCGCCTCCGAACGAAGAGCTGCCTGAAGGTATCGAGGTTGAGCTTAGCCGTGTGATTGCAGAAGCCGGTCAACAGGTTACTCAGATGAACCAACAGAAAGCGGCGCAGGCGCAAGCGCAGCAGATCCAACAAGATCCGATGTTCCAGCTTCAACAGCAGGAGCTACAGATCAAAGCTCAAGACGTTCAGCGCAAGATGCAGAAAGACCAGACGGATGCACAGATTGATCAGGCAAAGCTTCAGATTGAAGCAATGAAAGCGGCGTCTGCACTTAACAAACCTAGAGGCTGATAATGGCCAAGACCGTCTTTGACGTGCTGAATGAAAAAATCGCCGCGCATAGAAACGCGGTTGCTGACTCGCTTGTATCCGGTGCTAGTAAAGACTACGCCGAATACCGAGAACTG